GCCATTTTGTTCCTTTCGTAAAGAGTTTTATTTGATTGTTAATGCTGAGGCTTTGGCTTCAAAATCCTGAGCCAATTCCTTGTAACCACGAGCCAAATCTTTGTCTGAGGTTACGGCTGACTTCTGGCGATACTCAGCGGCTTTAGCAAGTAAATCGCTAAGTTGCACGATTTCTGGTTGCTTAATCGCTGAACGCTTTGGGCCACTTCCTACTGCTTTTGTTTTAGCCGTTGCTAACTCTGTTTCTAACTTATTGATTGCTTCTTGATAAGCACCAATCTCGCTAACAACAGTTGCAGTTGCACTCTTTACGGCTTTTTCAATAATAGCATTTAATGTGCCATTACTTATAGCAGACTTATCCAAGTCCTCGTCGGAACTGGAATCTTCTTCTTCAATTACTGTGCCAATTTCTTCAATAGTTGGCAACGGTGTAATTGTGCTTTTAGGTGTATCTGTTGGGCTTACCATTTCGGCAGTAGATACATCAGCATTTCCGTGTGAATTAGAAACATCACCGCAACCGCACTCTAGGCATTTGTGTTCAGCAGATTTCTTACCTTCTGCTTCTTCAACTTCTTCCTGAGCGGCTTCTGGTTTAGAACCTTCGGCAGTTTCTTCTTCGGCACTTTCGCCATATTGGGCTTTGAGTTCATCATCTGAACAACCCATTTCTTTGCACATAGTTTCTGCTTCTTTATACATTTTATGTGCTTCTTTAAGTCTTTCTAGCAATTCCTCTTTAGACGGCTTCTCTGAAACCGCTTTAGCATCTTGCTCTACTTCTTGTTCCATATTATCTCCTTTGACGGTTTCAGCCTCAATAGTTTCAACCAGTTCCTCAACTTGAACTAAGTTATTTGCGTTATCTGATTTCGCAAGCATTAATTTAGCATTTGGATTTGCTGGTCTATCTACTAGCGAAACTTCTACAATTTGTCCATCAATGATGCGACCATTTACGGCTTTCTCATCACGCACTACACGAGGCGCACGAATGCCAATGCTAAATCCTTTTAGCACTCCAGTTTCTACTTTCTTAACACTAACTGGGTCCACGACAAGTGCAGAAATATAATGACCATCGGAAGTTGAATTTAATTCTTTAGCAACTCCTGCGGCAATATTGCTATGTTGTTCTCTAATGTTTCCACCTGTTTTAAACCACTCAGGCATAGCCTTTTCTAACCAACCAGCATCACAAATTTGTTGGTCAATATCTAACGCATCATCTGTTGCCTTACCATATACAAGTAATGTGCCATCTTCTTGTTTTTCTTGCTTAATAATTTCTGAATAAGAAAATGCTAAATCTTTCATTGACATTGGTTTCTCCTTATGCCGAGTAAGTAATAACTATTGCGCCAGTAGCAGAACCAGCGGCTGAAATACCATAAATAACATCACCAGAATTACACCATAATTGGAATGTTCCATTTGCGGCAATAGTGCGACCAATAGTTGCGCCTGATATTGTAGTAGTGCTATCACCAATAAAAATAGCGGCTGAGTGTCCATTATAAATTTGAACTGCCGTCATTTGGCGCAAACCTTGTTTAATAGTTACAAGAGGTGTTGCTACTGTTTGTGTTGTTGCATTAATGTGTTGAATTGCCATTTGTTATTCCTCATCTCCGAGTATTAATGATAATGCGTCCTCGCCTATATTGCGAGTATCTACAACATAAGGCGCAATATCACAAACGCAGTTTGGGTGTGCAGGTGGTTCGGTATCTCCACTTGGGAATGTTTCGTCAATACCGATAGGCGAAACATCTGCGTTCTCTTGGCATATATCACAAGGGTCAGCAACAAGCCATTGCACTAACTCTACACCACTTTCTTCGTAAAGTTGCCGAGATGCCGCAGTAACCGCACGGCTCATTTCGGTTTGTGTAATAGTTAATGCTCTTTCTGGGTCGTCAATAATATCTTCAATATCTACATCTCTAGGGGTTAATCCGTTTTGCAATGCATAAGCGAGCGCAGTTCCTAAACGGTCAATACTGGTTCTATTTAAGCCTTGTATAACAATGCCACGATTATCTAACAATGTGCTTAAACCTCTAGGCGGTCTAACTATTGCGGCGGCGGCTCTATTACCAGCCTTCCAGTTATCCCAATTAATGCCTATTGCTCTTTGTAATTGTTGTTTAGTAGGCGCTTTATTAATCTTGGCTTTGGCTAACGCACCCATACCGATATCTTCGCCTAATATCCATGCTTCGGAATATATAACACGGAAAGCAAACATTAACGGTTCACTATTAGGGCGTATATGCGTTCTTGCCCAACTGCGTGCTTCTTCTGTGGTAATAGTCTCGGTAAAGCCCATTGCGGTAAAGTCATTTATAACGGCATCAATATTTATAGATTGTTTAATGCCATCACGAATTAATTTGGCTCGTCTAGCGGCTAAACGGATTTTGGCTCCGTTTCTTTTCTTCCATACGCCTCTCATGGCGTGCCTACGCTAAATATCGTTCGGCATACCAGCGTGCGCTATCGTAATCCTTTTCACCCACAAATTTATTTAGCACTTCTGCATAAACTACTGGGACATCTTTGAAGTTAAATGGTCTTGTTGGTGATTTCTTTACAAATCGCAAGAATTGTTTTAACTCAGATTGTGCCTTTAATCCTTCATCGGGTTGTTCAATTTCGGGCGTATCGTTAGGCGCATCAATGCTTGGTTCGTTAGGCGTAACGCCATCTTCACCTAATCCATTAACTGCACTATCAAATGCTTTAATACCATTTTCTGTTATAAAGTAAGCACCTGTTCCAGCAACAATAATAGGCATATCTGCTTCTGGTGCTTCTACTAATGGCATACCTGAGCGTGAGCGTAATTCATTAATAGTTATGCCGCCTGATTTGAGTTCAATATCTCTAGTGCGTGCAACGCTTTCTAAATCTTTGCGACCACTTTCCATAAACTTAAATTCAAGTTCTCTTGGCATACCCAAAAATGTGTAAGACAAATGACTAATCATTTTGGCTACCCATACGGCAGTAGGCATACCGCCTAATACATCTGAACTCTGTGCTTCTCCTGCTTGGAAACCTGCGCCACCTAATCCACCTTTAGGACTAAATCCAATTTCAGTTGGTAATACTCCGTAGTGTCCGCAAATACTATTAACCAAATAATCGTCAAGAGTATCTTTAAAGCGCTCGCCATAACCATCAAATTGAATTGGTGTCATACCTGCTGGCAATAACCGAACACGCTTGCGTTGTTCTGTTTGACCTGATAAATCGCTATTAAAAATGTTCTCGTAAGCCTTTAACAAATCTGGATTATTACCAAAGTTTGCGTCAGTTGCCATTAAGAGTTCGGGTGTAACTCCGTCGGTGTATTCAGCCCGTAGCCATTGTTGTCTGCGGAGATAAATGTCAGCAAGGGCAAGAGCCCGTTCAGTTGGTGAATATCCATAAACGGTTGTTGTTCTACGATTGCGGACCAAATATGCGAGTTCGTCAGAGGTAAATTCTCCATCTGCATTTTCTCCTTCTGAGGGTGCGGCAAACTCACTACGAGGAAAGCCATACAGAATTTGCTGAAAGGCTGGGTAAGGTGGTGTTGGTCGCATACCTCTATCATCAATTAATGGCTTAATAGTTGAACCATCAAGAATTTGTAGTCCGTATAAATCTCCACCGACAGATGGTTGCGGCCATATTGCCCAAGCATCTAGCACTAAAACTTCTTCTAATGCAATATTTAACCAATCGTAAAATAATAATCCGTTTGCTTTATCTGGTTGTTCCCAGAATTGGCGTAGTCGGTCAATATCTTCGGTAAAGCGTTCTCTAGCAATAGTCATTGCACGAACTTGTGTGCCACCAATTTCGCTAATAATCTTTTCAGAACTATCTTCGCCTAAAACAATATCCCATTCAAGTCCTAATATTTTTGCCTTACTTACTTCAATACATCTACGCAAGATATCAATTTGGTCTGCGGCTGCTCTTAATGTTTTAAATGGGACTAATTTTGTTTCGGTAATATTAATATTTTGTGCAACTTGATATTCATATCTGCGTGGGTCGGGTCTGCCAGTATCGGGATTTGGTGGATTAATAGCACCAGGAATAATTGGCATGCCCGGACTAAATGGCACGGTTGGTGTAATTGGATTGCGTGGTAATGCATCAGATTGCCCATAAGTAGTATTGGCATTTTGTTGATTACGCATTTGTGCTTCTGTAAGTGCTACTGCACCCACAGGTAAATTAGGAGCCTTCTGTAATTCATTGGCTACTCTTTCAGCGATACGGTCTATTAGACCCACTTGTATCTCCTTCTTTTAGCCGTGGACAACTACACGATATTGATTTGAAGTTGGGGCAACTGAGAATAACAGAGTAAGCGCAGTTGTGCTTGTATGCTGGACATCACAAAGAACTTCGGCATATGGACTTGAATTATCATAGACCGCAACTGTCACATCTCTAGTGTTTAAGTTATGCGTTACAGTATAAGAAGTTG